CTTTAATCTCCTAATTAAGCAAAGAACGCTGAAGCTTGATCTTCAAAAACCTTAAAGGCTTCCAATGTTTTTTGAGTCTGTGCCATAGGGTTTGTTTTAACGAACTTCAAAAAGTCCAAAAAGTTCATACCCAAAAAGTCTGCGTCTTTTTGTAATACTGAGATTGCTGTGGTAAGTTTCATATTAACTCCTTGTTGCGATATATGTATTATACTGCCAAATCCAATTTCAGTCAATTAAGGTCGATAACTGCAATAGCCGCGAATCTTGCTTCGCTTGTCGGTGTAAGTTTCATCAAACTTAACAGTATAGCCTTTTGCCTTCAATGTTGTCATCAACGTTGACAAGTCACAGTCTTCTTCCAAAAAGGCATTCACACCATTTTGATAACTGTAGGGAGTGATCTTATCAGCGATGCCAAGTTTGACCAAGCGAGCTTTTGGAAAGCGGGCCCAAGCATGACCTGAATCACCGAATACTTTAATTTTGATTTCTTTCATACCATCTCCTTGTTGCTAAGTATTAATTATAACGCCAAAACCAATTTGTGTCAATTAACGGGCTTTGTCCATGTATTCGAACAAAATCCACTTGGCACGATTGATAGCCTGACGGGCGTCTTCTGCTCGCATATAGTCGACTTCGCCGTACTCGGTGTTGATCATTTCCTGTGCATCGCTGAGGATGCTAGCGGCCATCATCGCAGGACCACTGTGACGAAAAGTAAGACTGGATTCCACTGCTTCACGCATACCTGCTTCTGTGACGCCATACATAGAAACTTGACGTTTTTCTTGTTCGTTTAAAGTAATCATCTCACCCAATGTATCGTATCTTAAACCCATTTTCGAACTCCTGTTTTGTTTACTATGTAAGTATTATAACGCCAAACCCAATTTGTGTCAATTAACTCCAGTATTTAGAAGAATCAAGTCTATCCCAGTATGCTTTATTGTTACGATTGATGAAATTCTTAACTAGATATTTGCCCATGCCAAAATAACCCATTCTTTTAAACCTACGACTATCTTGTCCAAAGTAATGTTTCATGATTCTAAATTTTCGTGGACTATACTTCCTGGACAAGAAGTAGTCTTCGCTGGTTATAAAGTTTTCAGGGAAGCCACCGAATTCTTCAAACCGATCCCTACGTGTTAACATGAATGCTCCAACGGCAAAAGGTGAGAAATATTTCAATGCGTGATTTATAGTATTAAAAATTTTAAATCCGATAACTGCTCTACGATCTTTGTCATAGCATTTGATGTTTAATCCAATGAGATCTAAATTCTTAGCTTCGATTAAATTAACGGCATCATGAATAACAGTATTTTTAAAGAAACGAACATCAGCATCAATGAATAAGATATAAGGAGTAGAGACTAGTTTGGCGCCATTGTTCTTGGCTATGCTCACGGGTCCGCCTTCGATTACTTCTACATTCAATGTACCGCTGTTATCTCTTATTACTAGTCTAGTATTATCAGTGCTACAGTCGGCAATGATGATTCTAGTATCTCCGATGTCCTGTTGTTGTAGTGATTCTAATAAATGACGTATATAGTTTTCTTCATTCTTACAAGGTACTACGATGGTAATTTTATCACTGAGTTTCATGATTGTCTTTCTCCTTGGTCCACGTGATGATTTCCCAACGTCCGTTGTGATGTTCCACTAGTGCTGTGCAACTTTCAACCCAATCACCATCGTTCATATATTTAACACCATCAATGTCTTTGATTTCTGCGTGATGAATATGCCCTGCAATCACACCATCAAAGCCACGCTTTTTACAGTAGCCAGCAAGATTCTGTTCAAACTTGAACATAAAGTCTATGGCTTTTTTTACTCGATGTTTGAGATATTTACTAAGACTAAAATACCCAAAGCCAAAGCGATGGCGTATCCAATTGAACCTACTATTAAGTCTAAGAATGAATTCATATGCTCTATCTCCTAAGAATGATAACCACGGTGCTAGTCTTGTAATACCATCAAACAAATCACCATGGACAACAAGATATCTCAGTCCATCTGCACCTATATGAGTTGTTTGATTATGAATCTCAATTGATCCAAAACTAAAACCATAGGGTATCATTGGTCTAAGAAATTCATCATGATTGCCTGCTATGTATATAACTTTGGTGCCTCTTTTTGCATGACCTAGTATTCTGCGAACAACATTAGTATGACTTTGTTTCCAACGCCATTTGTTTTGTTGTATGCGCCAAGCATCTATTATATCACCCACTAGATATAAGGTATCGCAGGTGTTATGTTTCAAAAAGTTATTAAGCTGTTCTGCTTTGCAATCTCTTGTACCTAAATGAATGTCACTGATAAAAATACTGCGATATGTTTTGGTCGTCATAGTAATATTTAACCAAAATTCGATTACAACGCTGTTAACCATAAAAAAAGAGCCCCAAGGGCTCTTAGTGTCAGCCATTTATCACATTGTACGCCGCTGACCAGCGATGCTTTATTTAGCAGAAACAATATTACAATTAGATTACAGACTAAAAGAATTCATGCCAATAAATAATAATATGGCACAGAATATAGCATTGTTTAGACACCATCCAGAATGCTCACAGGACTGCTGTGATGGAATGATAAAATCGTTAGGTAATAGTTATAACATAACTTTATTCTCTGAAGAAGAACTTACAGAAGAATTTCTTAAGAACATTGATGTCATAGCCTTTCCAGGAGGCATCGGAGATAGTGAAAAATACAATGACTTTTTTAAACGAAAAAAAGAAAATCTAGTAGCAGACTTTATTGCCAATGGTGGACACTATCTAGGAATATGTATGGGTGCTTATTGGGCTGGTAGTAATTACTTCGACATTTTAGACGGCGTAGATGCTGAACAATATATTACTCGTACTAATGCAGATGTTCGACGAAGTTATTCAACTGTAGCAGAAGTAACATGGAATGGAAAACAAGAAAATATGTTCTTCTATGATGGCTGTGCTTTAGTCGGAGACACAACTAAATTTAAAACTATTGCCACTTATGCCAATGGCGATCCTATGGCCATTATACAAAATAGAATTGGTATAATTGGATGTCATCCAGAGAGTCAACAGTATTGGTATGAAAAACCTAATCAATACATTAATCAATACTGGCATCAAGGTCATCATCACAATCTCTTATTAGAGTTTGTTAATGAGTTAACTACCAATCATTAATTTTGCCACCATGGCATCTTCTGGCTCAACAAAATTTAAAATCATATGATCTTCACTGATCTCTGTAGTATATTTGTTTCCAGGTAAACCAAATGTTTCGATAACACGAATACATTTTTTGTCCCAGTCACTGATAGTATCTCCAGTTTTCCAGACAATTTTAACTTTAGTCATGATTTACGTAGATGTTAAACATATCGTTGATAACTCCGCTCCGTTGTCTAATATCCTTATTCCCCAATGTAATCATAGCATACAGCACACCATTCTTTTCTACTAGCATTGCCAAACAGCGGCCAGCGGCATTGGTAAATCCTGTTTTAGTTAATACAATACTGTCATAATTAAAAATCTGTGGATTGGTATTTTTAAGTTGAATAGTTATTGTACGTTTACTCTTTGGCGGGAGGTATTTAATAAAATAAGATTTTTCACTGCTATAGAATTTAATAATATCAATCTTACGCAACATAAACAAAAATTCTTTGAGTTCATCTACTGTGCTGACATTGCCAGGCAATAATCCTGTGGGATCTACAATTTTAGTTTCTTTAAATCCATTTAGACCAAGATGCCAATTAATGTCTTTGAGAAATTGTTCATAGCCTCCGGGATGGGCATGAGCCAATGATTCTGCGGCTAGATTGTCACTGCTCATTAACATGGCTCGCATAAGTTCACTGCGTTCCAAATAAGCACCACGAGCAAATCTACCTCCAGCTTTTCCCTGTACTTTGACTTTTTCATTTAAATCAACTTGACTCATGACTACTGCATAAGCTGTGAATAGTTTTGTGATGCTGGCGATACTTCTGACGTCTGTGGTATTTCTGCTATGCTCATATCGAACGTTGTCGAAGTCGTAGAGCCCATAACTATTGGCATACACGCTGTCAGCAAATAGCAAACATGTTATTAATAAAAGTCTTTTAATCAATTTCGGCTCCAAAGGTTAATTTAAATATCATTGCTTGTTCTCTGTTTGATATACTTATATCGTAGATTGCACTAAAAGGACTGTTATTACTCAGCCTAATTGTATATTGCCAGCCTTTGTTTTTAAGCCATGTAGCCGCCGCAACTGCGGGACCGTGGCCTTTAATTTTCATTGTTGTCATCCTCCGCCCCACTTTAACTTAAACATAAAACAATCTTCTTGACTTTTAAAAGCAAAAAACAATGCGTCGCTGCCGCCAAGATCATTCAACTCCCAGTTACCCCAGTGGTCTTTGATAACTCTGTGAATATCAGTGCGGCATTTATCTTTACAGTTTTCTTTGCACCATTCTTCTATTGCAGAATAGGCATCTATCCAAGTTGGATATCTTGACCAAGGATCTCCCTGACTACTTTCAAATATAACAATGTGAGCATAGCCATGATAGTAATCTTTAATACGGCTAGCACGTTCGTTTCTATCTGGATCCTTAAAGTGCTGATATTGTTCTTCAGTCCAGCCAGTCTTTTTTAAGAAGGCGGCATGGCGATAAAAACTCCACTTATTTTTTAAGTCGGTGGTCATGCCATCAACAATTTTTTGAATATCTGATGTTCTCATGATCCGTATTTTAGTGCAAACATCATAGCAACTTCATTGTTGTAAAAAGTAAAGATGACATGTTTTTTATATTGTTCTTCGTGATAAAATCCATAGTTATTTTCTGGTACCCAAGTAAAGTCAAAGTCTATGCCTTGTTGTAATCCTTGACTACGTAAAGAATAAACGATGTCTAAAACTTTATCTAGACTGCGATATATTTTAAAATCAGTCATGACCACTTTAAAGTGAAATAAGCAGCATCTGCAGAACTACCTAAATATAATCTTGATCTATATTGATCATTTAACCAACCCCAATGAATATTCTTATCAGGAGTATCTCCATACTCTAAATTGTATTGATCTACTTCTCTGCTTGGTCCCCAAGTTTCCCAGCACCAAAGTCGTAGTTCAAAAAACTTTTCATGAACAATGTGTCGTTCTGCCCAATCATCACGTTTGATATCAATATAATATTGAAACCTATCAAAGGCAGTATGTCGTTTATCAGTGCGTTTGACTTTTATTTTCATGTGTTAGTCTATATAAAAAAATAAATTCTTCTGCTGTTTTTTGATCTTTAAATTCCCACATATTGTAAGCGGTGCGTCTTGCTTGATGCTCTTTGGCCAAGGCGACGACGGCATCCACTGTTTCTGTTAAGTGGATGCTGTAGAATTCTTCAAATTCTAAAACGCATTTACCGTTGGGTTTTGTTTTGATTTTCATTGTAGGCTGTCATTCTTCGACAGCAAAATGATCTTGATATTGGTTCATTAATCGCTCAAATGCCGTAAATGATAGTTCTTGCTTGTTGATTTCCATACAATCTTTGACAATCAACTCGGCATACTTGGCCAGTGCGGCTTCCCATATATCTCGTCTTGCACCAAGGCCAAAGATTTCAAGTTTACTTTCTCGTTCAAATTCTCTAAGACGTTTGTTCATATTTCACCATTGTTTGACAGTATTCTCTAATACCGTGTTCACTTACCAATTGCATTACACTGCCAAAAGGTTGCCAACCCTGCTTGATAAAACCATTTACCAAATCAGCAAGGTTGGCCAGCGATATCGCTTTGCATATATTATACTCTTTTACAAGTAAAGTCAAGCAATGACCTTTTTAGTATTTGGTTTATAATCACTGTAAATCTTATTGCCCTGTTCACGAATAGAATTTACAATGACCTGTGGATCCGATTCAAACATTTCTTTGACGAAATCATAGTCCATTGTAGCGTCTGTGGTAAATGCATAAATCTCATAACTACGTTGGCTATTTACTCGTGCCCTAATCATCATCGTGCTGATATTAAAAGGAACTCGATAAGTTTCGCCTTTTAGCTTGGCTATAAGACTATCGCCTTCGATATCTGTAATATCAAACAAACACTCAAGGCCATTGCAGTCCCACATAGCAAGGAATCTATTCTGTCGTTCCATTAGTGTGATCTTTTTTAAGTTTTGCGATTAATTGACGGCCACGTTCGTGTTCTTCTTTCTTTGATCGTGCTTTGTCATCACTGAGTTTAAGCATACGATCATACTCACGAGCCCACTGAACGCCTTTAACCCATACACGAAGTTCTTCCAGTGTGCCTCTGAAGATTTCTGCATCACGAGCATAAATTGGCAGGGCATCAGCGTCTTTGGGTCTGATACCTACCAAGTTATTAAAATCATCGCCGCCCCAACCCGTTTTAGGATCGCAGAGCATGAAGCCAAGTTTATCGACTTCGTCTTCAAGACGACGAAGTGCTAATACTGCTTGATATCCTGCCATCTTATTTCCTTATGCTACGTGACTCAAATGTTCAAATGTACGAATACTTTCGCTGCCGTCATATTCTGACACATAGAATCGTGTGCCTTGTTCCAACCATTCTACTCGAACATCTTGGGCGCCGCCAGTATAGCTAGTATAGCCCAAGGATTCTGCATATTCTGCCAAACCTTCCGAGCCTGTTTGCAACACATAGTCGACTAAGCGGCTGTCAAACAACAGGCCTTCTCGTTCATGGTCGTGTGCCCAAGTGCTCCAACCGGCGCCAAAGCCAGAGGAGATCAATACTCCTACAAGGCCTTGATCATCATATCTACGTTGAAATTCCATTTTAAATCCTTTACGCAACTTCCTTTTCGTTTTCAAGGATTATGTTGCTTAGTGTGTTTAATACAACCATCATGCCGGTTATGGCCTGAGGATTACCTTTCATTACTTCTATGGCATAGTTATATGCCTCTTTGAGGTCATAGCCTCGATCCGCAAACATACCATTGCGGATCATCCTTGCTAGTTCTACGTTAGTCATTATACTGACTCCTCGACTGCGGCCATTGCTTCAGACAACAACACCAGTTTCTTATAAAACTTGACATCATTTCCGTATGTATTACCTACATACCAAAATCCGTCTTGCATTACATAATACCATTCTGCACCACAGCCTGCGGCACGATCAAAGAACGTTTCAAAGGTATGATCTGTTTCAAAATCTGTGCCATCTTCGTCGCGATCACGACCGTAAAATACAGTTACATTTTCCATGGGAGAATCGAAAGTATGAAACTCGCCATCTGGAAAATCAACTTCTCGACGCAAAGAGCTCAAGTCACCCAGTGACACTAGATGGTTAGCCTTGGCACTGTTATAGTGTTCCAGCAAAATACGGCCATTGTGTTCCAAATAGCCATCCCAATGACAGTAAACTGACTTGCAGACACCGCCATGCATGACACCGATACGACTACGTGTTCCCATTTCCAACTCCTGTTTTGTTAAACTATGTATGTATTATAATGCCAAAGCCAATTTCAGTCAATTAGTAAGTTTCTTTAACAATGTCAAATTGTTCTGCAGGCCACTTGGCTTTGAACTCTTCGGATTTGACGTATTCATTGTAAGACTTGGCTTCAAAGAATACTTTCTTAAAAACGCTCATATGCTGACCTTTTGGCAGTACTGTGAGATAGATTGATTTTGCTTTGCCTGCCATAGTGTTTCCTTAGAGTGTGTTTAATGTTGGATTGTGCATTTTAGTAAGTTCACGTTCACGTGCATGGGCTGGTGCCTTGCCGCGAAGTGTCTCTACCAAACCATATGTAAAAGCATCAACGCCATGAGCACGAATGCTCTTGCACAATGCCCAGTCTTTGTTCTCTGTCAATGCACGACGAATGTGTTTTTGCATACGAACTTTAAGAGATTTTTTGACGTTGCCACTGCAAACTGTGACACCAACATACTGCTCTGCTGTCACAGTATTAGTGATAACATATATTGCGTGATTGCGATCTGTGCGTGTTTTGCGTTTCATCATGTATTAATTATAACACGAAGACCAATTTATGTCAATTAATGGAGCAACGGGAGGGATTTGAACCCCCGGTTTTACGGATTTGCAATCCGTTGCATTTGACCGCTCTGCCACCGTTGCTTAAAATAGTATTATAACAGAAGATTTAGTTTGTGTCAATTAAAATTAATAATATAGATAATCAATATATAATATTATTATTTTAATCTATAATGTTTCATTCTATAACATCGACTTAATGTGATATTATATTTTGTTAATTGATCACGCCATAAAAAGAATTGAGGACCATGTGTCATATTCTCGTTGGTCAACCATTCCCATTGGTGAACCATTTCGTGTGCCATGGTATTAATAAATAATCGTTTGCTTAAGAAACTCTTATTGATTTTCATTTTAACTTGAGTTTGATC